TGAAAAACTGCGTCAAGATCTTGAAAAAGAAATTCAAAAGAACCGTGATGCTATCATGGAAAACCGTCAGCACATTGCTGTCTTGGAAGATAGAATGAGCGTGAAAAAAATTGGGCCAATGGGCAACAAGGAGTAAGAAATGGCTGAACAAAAACCAGTTTTATCACGTTCAGAACGTGAAGCAAAAATCAAAGACAAAGCAGGACTAGTCATTGTTTTTATGGCGTTATTCTTAGCAGGCAACACATATATTGCTAATAATTTTAGTAGCACCGCACAAACTAATTTACTTAAGGCAAGTAATACATATGGTTTCTATCAATCTAAAAGTATTAAACAAATGATTGCCGAAGGTCAATTAGAAGATGCTAAAAAAGATAAAGATAAAGAACGTATTGCTAAATTAGAAACAAAAATTGCCCGATACGAAAGTGATCCTGAAAAAGGTGAAGGTAAGAAAGAATTACTAGCAAAAGCACAAGCTCAGGAAGCTGCTCGCGAAGAAGCAAGATTACACGGCCCTTGGCTAACATTTTCTGGTATGTTATTCCAACTAGCTATTGTATTGCTATCAGCCAGTATCTTGGCCGTCAATAACAAAATGTATTGGGCTAGTATAGCAGTTGGATCAGTAGGATTAGCGTTAATGGCTCAAGGTTATTGGCTTTGGTTTTAACAGGAGAATATTATGGCAACTGAAGAAGTTAAAAGCGCAAGCGAACAAAAGAAAGAAGATTGGATGAATTCAAAATGGCGTCCAATGATGGGTTGGATGTATATGGTCGTTTGTACCATGGACATGGTTATATTCCCAATATTATGGAGTCTACTACAGACATTTACCCATACACAAATAACACAATGGAATCCGTTGACACTGCAAGGTGCTGGATTATTCCACATTGCAATGGGTGCGGTTTTAGGTATTGCGGCATTTGGTCGCACACAAGAAAAACTAAACGGAGCAAACAATGGCGGAGCACAAACACCAACAGCAGGATTTTCGAGCGGGTCAACAACATATGGCCAAACTCAATCAGGAGGCTTCGGAAACACCGGCGGTTTTAATTCACCAGCACCAACAGTATCAGCTGGCTTCGGTAGCAGCGCAGGATTTGGTGCGCCAACGTTTACAGGGCCAGCAGTGGTAACAGGATTCGGTGGCAAACCTGCCCCGGCTCCTCAACAAGATCCATTATTATAAGGAAAAAGAAATGGCAACTAATGAAAATATGCACAAAGCAGTAGCTGAAGCGATCGAGGGAGAACTTCTTGGAAAGAAATGGTATTACAGTAAAACATTCTGGACAAATGTTGTAGCCGGCGCAGCAGTGATTGTACAAGCCAGTTACGGGTTTATATTCCCTGTAGAATACCAAATGCTAGCACTAAGTTTCATTAACATGGGACTACGTAAAATCACAAATGAACCAGTAGTCTGGTAAAAGGAAATTTAAAATGCAAAACGTAATTGGAAATACAATAGCAGTGGTGTTTATGGGATTGTGTTTAGCAATGCTTCCACACAATCCTGCACACGCAGAGGCAGAAGTTAAAGAAGTATGCAAGGATAAAATAGACAAAGCTGGTAACACAGTTATGAAAGCAGGCAAGGCAGTACAAGATTGTAAAAAAATTAAAGTACATAAAAAATTAGAAGGAACAGCAGTTCCGGAAGATAAGAAAAAGAAATAACAGACATTGACTTTTTTCAAAGGGTATAGTATAATTTACTATACCTTTTTTCAATTATGGATTATTACAATACATTAGGCGTTGACCGAAATGCCGGACCTGACGATATCAAACGGGCTTATCGTAAATTAGCTAGCCAACACCATCCTGATCGCGGAGGTGATACTGCTAAATTTCAAGAGATACAGGCCGCATATGATACTTTGAGCAATCCTGATAAACGTTCTCAATACGATAATCCACAACCACAGTTTCATGGCGGCGGCGGTATGCCACCGGGATTTGAAGATATTTTTGGACAAATGTTTGGCGGTGGCGGTCATCCGTTTGGAGATATATTCGGTCAACGCAGAGCACAGCCTGTTCGAAACAGAAATCTAAATTTACAAACACAGATAACATTGGAAGAAGCATTCCATGGCAAGGATCTCATTGCAACTATCCAACTACCTTCAGGAAGGGATCAAGTATTAGAAGTAAAAATTCCACCTGGTGTTAATGATGGAGTTACCTTACGATTAGCTGGCATGGGAGATGATAGTATTGGAAATATGCCAAGGGGCGATATACATCTGTCAGTACAGATACTACCGCACCCAGTTTATCAAAGACAGGGGGACGATCTGATTAAATCATTATCTATCAATTGTCTCGATGCAATAATAGGTAAGACTATACAATTTGATACACTAAATGGTAAAACATTGGAAGTAACTATTGCTCCGGGAACTCAGCATGGCCAAACTCTTGCAGTACACGGTTACGGAATGCCTAACATGTCAAACTCATATATGAAAGGTCGATTACTATTAAACGTTAATATTACAATACCTACTAATTTAACAGATAATCAAAAAAATCTTATCAAGCAAATAATCTCGTAAATATCACTATGTTAAAAATTGTAAAATTTCCAGATCCCAAATTAAGGCAACGTATGCCGGAGTTTGATTTTTCTAATCCTATTATGGATCCGATAGAACTAGAAAAACATATGTTAGAATTAATGTTTCAACATGACGGTATTGGGCTCGCTGCCAACCAAGCAGGAGTTGAAACTCGTGTGTTTGTCATGGGACATCGAGATAATCCAGATGCAGCGCAGGCATTTTTTAATCCAGTTATTGTAGAAAATACTCAAGAGATTGCTGATATGGAAGAAGGATGTTTGAGTTTTCCCGGAATGTATGTTAACATTAAGAGACCTAAAGCAATTAAGGCTCGTTGGCAAAATAGTCGGGGAGAATTTGAAGAAGGTGAATTTGATGGATATAATTGTAAGTGTTTCTTACATGAATATGATCATCTAGAGGGAATTACATTCCAGGATAGAGTAAGCGCCCTAAAATGGGGCATGGCAGTTAAGAAAATCAACCAAAAGAGAAAACACAAATAATGCTACGACCCAATAAAGATCTAGAAGAAATTTTCGAATCAGCAGTTATGCTGGCTAATGAACATAATCATGAATATATTACATTAGAACACTTCTTGTACAGCATGGTTAAAAATGAACCATTTGCTAAACTACTAACAAATTTCGGCGCAGATCTAGCACCATTAATTTTTGACCTTGAAAAATATATTACGGAAAATCTTGAAGAGATTGTTAATACAGATATTGATAGACCTAAAAAAACCACAGCAGTCGAACGAGTGTTGAATCGTGCATTCTCTACAGCATTGTTTTCAGGTCGTCAAATTTTTGATACTGTGGATTGTTTTATTAGTATTTTTGCAGAAAAGAAAAGCCATGCAAATTACTTTGTACGTAAGGCTAACATTGATAAAGACAAATTTATCAGTTATATACAGAAAGAACAAGTTGAAGACGCAGAAGAGGTCACTGAGAATCAGACTAATCCCCAACTTGAACGAATGATTAACCAATACTGCGTAAACTTAACTGCTCGAGCAAAATCTAAAAAGATTGATCCTGTTATCGGACGTGAAAAAGAAATTGAAGAAGTGCAGTTAGTTTTGGCTCGAAGAAATAAAGCCAACGTAATGTTAATCGGCGATCCGGGTGTAGGCAAAACTGCAATTGCAGAAGGACTAGCACGTAAAATTGTAGAAGGTACTGTTCCTAAATTTATTCAAGATAATACTGTGTACAGTCTTGATATCAGTGCTATGCTTGCAGGTAGCAAATATCGTGGAGACTTTGAAGAACGGTTGAAGATGGTCATTGGCGCACTTGAAAAGAAAAAGAACTGTATCCTATTCATTGATGAAGCTCATATGATGAGCGGTGCAGGTGCAAATAGTGGCAGCAGCAATGACATGGCTAATATGCTTAAACCAGCTTTAAGTAAAGGCACTATTAAAGTAGTTGCTAGTACAACATGGGAAGAATTCCGTAAGCACTTTGAAAAAGATCGTGCCCTAATGCGCCGCTTTCAGCGTGTTACGGTTGACGAGCCAAACGAAGCAACTGCTATTAAGATCCTTAAAGGTCTTAAAAAATACTACGAAAAACATCACAGTGTTAAGATCACTAACCAAGCAATTACAGATGCTGTAACGTATTCTGTAAAGTATATGACTGATAAGAAACTACCCGACAAGGCTATTGATCTTATTGACTGTGCATGTGCTCGATTTAAAGTTAAAGATGAAGAAAATGGTGTTGTTGATCATGATGAAATCTTGTTTGAAGTAGCAAAGATTGCTAACTTGCCACTGGAGCAAATTAGTGCAAAAGAAGGCGCAAATCTTGCAGGACTTGAAAAGAATATGCGTAGTAAGGTGTTTGGGCAAGATATTGCCATCGAAACCATGTTGGACAAAATCTTTATTGCTCAAGCAGGGCTCAAAGCGTTTAACAAACCCATTGGTAGTTTTCTATTTGTTGGGCCAACGGGTGTAGGTAAGACCGAAGTTGCTAAACAATTAGCTAACAGCATGGGAGTTAAACTAGTGCGTTTTGATATGAGCGAATATCAAGAAAAACATAGTATTGCTAAGTTTATCGGTGCTCCTCCGGGATATATTGGGTTTGATGATAATGCCGGTCAACTTATTACTAATCTACAAGAGCATCCTAATTGTGTGCTATTGCTTGATGAAGTTGAAAAAGCTCATCCAGATGTACTAACTGTTATGCTACAATTAATGGACAATGGTTTCATCACTGGCAGCAACGGCAAAAAAGCGGATGGCCGTAATGCTATTATCATTATGACTAGTAATCTGGGTGCGGCCGATGCTGAAAAGAATTCAGTAGGGTTTGGTAGTTTAGAACGTGACGGTGATCCCAAAGATGCTGTTAATAAATTCTTTGCGCCCGAATTCCGTAATCGACTAGATGGTGTTATTAAATTTACTAAACTAGATCAAATAAGTATGACTAAAGTTGTTAAGAAATTTGTTGACGATCTTAATGCATTGGTTAAAGATAAAAACGTTCACGTTAAACCTAATACAGAAGCAATTGACTTTTTGATTAAGAAAGGATTTGATAGTAAGATGGGTGCTCGTCCATTGCAACGTACTATTGATGATATGATTAAGAAGCCCTTGAGTAAGGAAATCCTTTTTGGTCGATTAACCAATGGTGGAATTGTAGAAGTTAGTGTTGAAGATGATAAACTCAAATTAAACATTATTGAAGTATTGCCGGTGGTAAAATCTAAGGTAGAGAAAAATGCAGATACAGAAACTGAAATCCAGTAAGTTACACTACAATAAGTGGCCCTATAAGATAGCATGTTCTATCCAAGGGGCCAATAGATTAACTTTTCTCGGTATTGATGAAGTTAGACAATTCTGTTCTGGAAAGAGAACAGATGCTATGCCTTTTTGGATGCGTACCTCTAAATTATCAAAAGAAGATAAAAACGAGTTATTGCAGTTTACTAATAACATAGAGCCGTACTTGAATCTTAAAACAACCGGGCAAGGACAGATTAGGGCAGAAGGTAGGCATTTTAACATATTCTGTAAAGATCTTGTATTGTTGGAAACTATACACACCGCAGTAGAGCCATGGGTAATCGGTGTGTATGGCCCGACTAGCAAAGAAGAACTTGATTTTATGCTAGATAATGGGCATAAGAAGATTCTGCGTGATGTATTACCCAAAGGTGGATTTCGTTATAAGGTATATTTTAAATACTTGTGGCATGAAGATGAGCGACGAGATTTCTTAAAATGGGCCGATAAGTTTCCGGACAAAATCAGCATATCAGACGGTAGTAGAAAATGGATAAACGGTGATAGTTGGACATACTACCCATTCATGTATGTTAAAGATGATAAAACATTATCAATGATAGGATTGATGATTAGCGGACAGGTTAAAAAAGTAGAAGAATTCATACTACGGGAGAACTTGGTGGTGGCATAAATACTTTATTATGCCAGCACTAAGTCAAAATCTAACATTTCAAATCACAAACGGTAATACTACTACAAACACTGTAGCAGTTAACTACCCCAATACCGCTACCACTGCGCTGATCTATAACAGCGAACGTATCAAAGGTGATGGATACTTTGGCGGCAGCGACGGATTACATACAGTATTCTGGAGCGTTTCACAATTTATAGGCACACTCCAAGTGCAGGCCACGCTTGCATCTGAACCCGTAGAGGCAGACTGGGTTACTGTAAATCTTATTGAACCCGGTAATAATTTTACAGTAGATACTACCGGATTAGTTACTGCTACTGGTGTTGCGTCTACTCGTTATACCGTAGCAACTACTACATCTAAATCTTATAACTTTACCGGAAATTTTGTATGGCTTCGCGGGCGTATTAGCGAGTTTACTGAAGGTATTGTTAATAATATTAGCATTAATAGGTAATTTGGAATCACTATGACAAAACAAACAATAAATGTAGGATCTGGAGAATTAACTGGTGATGGCGAAAGCATTAGAAGTGCATTTACAAAAATTAATGAAAATTTTGAAGAACTGTATGTAACCAGTGGTCAGGGAGGATTATCCATCTCTGACTTTGGACGCGGTTTTAGTAACACACTAGACAATGGAAAAATTACTACTAGTAAACTATATAATAGACCAGATAACCTAGCACTTAACAACAACTTTGTATTAGAAGTTACCAATGGAGGTGTTATTGTA